GAACGCATTGGCAGGTAGACAGTAAAAAGCCCCAGGTGGGGGCTGGGGCTTGGGTCTCCTCTTGGTTGTTTGTTGAGTGTGCTAGTGCTCAGCTGCCGGCGCCTTGTTCGCTCCATTCGTAGGCGCCGAAGCCGATCAGGTCGAAGCTCACTTTGGCGATGTTGCCGGCGACGATGTCCTCGGAGAAGGAGCCGACCTGGGCGAGGCCAGCGTGGTACTCAGGGGTGTCGTTCGAGCCGTCGGTGACGGGGGTCTCGCGGAACCACTGGACGAGGGTGCCGGAGGCGGCTTCGAGGGCGGCCTCCTTTAGGACTTTGTAACCGGCGTCGGTTACGTCGAGGTTCATTGAGCAGGGAATGGTGTACGACTGGCCAGTGATGAGGTTGGCCTGGAAGCCGAACTCGGAGTCGTAGTCCAGCACGGCGGTGCTGTCGCTGGTGCCCTGGATGCCTGCGTTGTCGACCGACAGGATGCGGGTCAGGCCGGACGAGCTGGATGGGATGGTGCTGGCACTGGTGCCGGCTTTGACGAACAGCTTGTAGCCGAACGCCGCGAAAAATGCCCCGGTAGCCATGAGGAGGGAAACAGACCTATACAGCTAGGTTACCTGCTTCCTCACCTTCGAGGACGTCCCATGGCGTGGGGCGGGGGCAGACGTGGAGATTGAAGTCCTTGATTTCGTGGCAGGCGGGGACGGTGGCTTGGAGCGCTTCGTAGAGCTTCTCCTCGGTGGTGTCGAGGGCCTGGAGGACGTCCGAGAGGTGGTCGCCGCGGGTCAGGAGGGCACGGGCGCGTTGACCGAGGGCGCGGACGGTGCCGGGGGCTTTAAGGAGCCAGTTGTGGTCGCGAATGAAGTGGCGGATTTCGCCTTCGCAGAAAACAGTGAGGAGGGTGGAAAAAGTGCCTTTGGCGGGGTCCCAAGCGCGGCAGGTGCGGATGAAGGCGATGTCGATGCAGCTGAACAGGTCTTCCGGGGAGACGTATCTGTATTTGCGGCACATTTTGCGGCCCATCAAGTTGATGAGACCGCGGTGATACTTATAGAGACGCGCCACTTCCTTTTGCTCGGAGACGGCAAGCGGGGTGGCTAGATAGCCGGTTCTTTTTCTTTTTCCGTTGGCCATAAGGCCATGGTAGCTATTGCGTCGCTACTAGCTGCGTACCAGGCCGACGAGGAGGCCGGAGCCGCCGGTGCCGAAGGTGGTGAGGGTGCCGTAGAGGACGGTGGTGAGGCGGGGGGCTCGGGAGGACAGGTATTGAAGGACGCTGGCGCGGTTGGAGGGGAGGCCTTCTTTGCGCCACTCGATTTCAAGGACGTCAAGTTTGGCGCGTTGGAGTTGGCCGTTGGGGATGCCGGGGATGAGGTCGGTGCCAGTGGGGGAGGTTGCGGTGCCGGATTCGGCCTCGCGGAGGAGGGCGAGGGCAAGTTCGTAGGTGCCTTCTTCGACTTCACGGGGGATTTCGTCGGAGGCGATGGTGCGGCCGTTGATTTCGGCGTCGGTGCGGGGCCAAGCGAGGGCTTGGGTTGTGGTGGCGCGTTCGCCGACCCACGGCAGGGCGTCGAGTTGGCGGGTGGCGCTGACAAGGGACCGGATTTTGTCGTCGGCGGAGGCGAGGGTCCAAGTGGTGCGCTCCAGGACGTCGTACTCGGCGATCTCGTCGGCGCGTTCGACGGTGATGAAGCTGTTGGAGTTGGCGCCGCCGACTGTGGCGTCGAGGACAAGCGTCATGGGTAGGGGAGCGATGGTCTAGGTTCCCGTGTTAGGGGCAAAGAAAAGCCCCAGCCGTGGCCGGGGCTAGCTTATGGCGCTGGTGCCTCAGGAGCCGATGGGGTCGAGTGGGGTGCCCGACTTGAGCTGGACCACGGGGATGAGCTGGGGGTCGTACTTGAGGTCCCAGTTGCCGGAGTCGGACAGGTCGTCGTTGTCCGGGTTGTCGCCGGCGTCGTCCCAGGTGACGCCGTTGATGTGCATCCCGTAGTGGTAGTCGAGGGCGATCACGTCCTGCTTGGACAGGATGTTGCGCTCGGCTTCGATGCGCAGCTCTTGTTGTACACCTTCGCTCACGGCGCCGGGGCCGAAGAGGTAGGAGGTGTACACACCACCGGAGTAGGGGAGCTGGGAGTCGACGATGACGCGGAGGCCTGCGAAGGAAGCAACGTTGGCAGAACCGACGTTGACGCCGCCGGCGCCCCAGGTGATGTTGTCGCCCGACTCGATGTTGCCGCCGGTGAAGGTCAGCATCCCGATTTGCTGCAAGTAGTAGTACTGGTTCGGGTGCATGGCGATCGCAGAAAGCGATTCGCCGCGCTCGCCCAGTTTGGACTTGGCAGCAATCACCGACATCGCGCTGATGTCGGAATCAGCGGCTCCGCTGATGTCGAGGGTGTTGGCGGTGAGGGCGCTACCGAAGATGCCGTCGAGTTGGGACAGCAGGGTGGCGGTGCGCAGCTTGTTGATGCTGGCGGCCAGGTAGCCCCGGATGGCGGCCAGAGGGTCGGCGCCGGTGCCCAGTTTGGACAGGTCGTCGACTGCGTAGGCGAAGCCACGGTGCAGGATGGTCATCACTTGCTCGGCAGCGGTGATGCCCTTGGGAGTCAGGTAGCCTTCGCCGCTTGCGCCCCAGGTGGCGTCGGAGCGGATGATTTCCTCGATCGGGTTGATCGGCTGGAAGTAGGGCACGCGGACGCGGGTGCCGCCGGCGCGAGCGTCGAGGGCTGCGTTGCGGGACACTACGCCGCTCTGCACGAAGGCGGAGCGTTCCACGATCTCCTCAGAGAGGTAGTTGAGGAACTCGGGGCGCGTGACGAGATCGTTGAGAAACGTCCCATCGGAATAATTCTGGAATGGTGCGGCCATGGGTGGGGTAGCGGGGGTGCCGGTGGTTTACCCGCGGGTGGCTTCAGCTTTGAGGAGCTTGGCCAACTCGGGATTGTCGCGCTCTAAGCGCAGGACCTCAGTGAAGTTGTAGGTGTCCTTCTTGTAGGGGTTGGACATACCTGCGGGTAGGTTCGTCGTGGGGGCGCTTCCCATGCCACGGGCGCCGGTGGCGGCGAAGTGGTGGTCCCAGCCGGAGCCGGAGTTTTTCAGGGTTGCGAGGTGAGCGGCGAGGGGCTGCTCGATCCCGTTGACGATGACGATGGGGGTGCCGTTGTTGTCGCGGAGCTGCGGTTGCAGGAGACCCAGCAGTTGCTCGGGGGCCAAGGCGTTGGCTTGGCTGATCTGCTGCAGCGCGGTGGCGCGGAGGCGTTCCTTGGCAGCTTCACCTTCTTTTGCCTGAAGCGCGGCTTCAAGCTCGGCGATGCGCTGTTGGAGGCGGGCGTTGTCCCCGTTCGCGTCTTCCCACAACTTCTTGTACTCGCCGGAGTCGGCAAGTTTCTGTTGTTGGGTGGTCTTGAGCTGACCTTGGTGCTCCTTGAGGGATCGCTCCAGTTCGCCGACACGCTCGTTGAGCTTGCGGTTTACTTCGCCCTTAGAGAGATTGTCCTGCTGGACAAGCTCAAGTTTGGCGCGAAGTCCAGAGAGTTCTTCGGGAGTTTGGGTCGGTGCGGGTTGCTGAACCACCGGTTCAACGCGCTCCTCCGCGGGAGGAGCACCCATGACTTGCTCAGTCATGCGATGAGAGGGTACTTAGTACCACTCTAGTTTACCGTAGCTTGGGTAAGTGGAGTGGCAGAAGTTTTGCGGGGAGTTCTTTTACGTTTGGGAGGGGTGATCTCGGGGGTCGGTGGCTGAAGTTTGGTGCGTTTGACCCAGGGGCCGGGGATCCAGCAGGCCATGGTTGTTGAGCGGGTGGTTTGATCTTAGTCGGTGTAGATCGGGAGGACGATGCAGCGGCAATTGTGGACCAGTTGGCCACCGGCGGCGTAGAGACCGCTTAAGGTGGTGAAATCGTACACCGACAGTCCATGACCCGCAGGCTGAACATTGATGTCGATGATCTTGTCAAGCGCTACGAGGCCGGGGCAAGCGTCAAGGAACTTGCTGATGTGCTCGGTTGTGCCCGGAACGTTGTCGTAAAAAGGCTCGGCGAGCGCGGGATTACTCAGCGCAACCGCAGTGAGGCGATGTTTCTCCGACAAGCTCAGATGTCCGTTGAGGAGCGCAAGGCACTGCTCGCTAAGGCCCACAAGGCCGCTCGCGGACGCATTCATTCCGAGGAAGAGAGCGTCCGTAGAGCCAAGACTCGCTTTGAGCGTCAGCTCGGCATTAGCCACTACGCCGTCGAGCTTGGGCAGGTGCTGACCGAGTTGGGCATCGGGTACTTCTTTGAGTATCCAGTCGGCCCATACAACCTCGACTTCGCCTTGCAGGGAAATCCCGTCGCCGTGGAACTGCACGGGGGAGGCTGGCACACTGCCGGTAGACACGCCAGGCGTAGACCTAAACGCCTTGAATACCTGTTCAGCTGTGGGTGGACCGTAGTTGAAGTCTGGTGTGTCAAACCCACTTGGAAACCGCTGGCTGTGGCGAAGCAGATTTATTCCATTGCGGAGGTCCTCAGCACGGACCCAGCCGATGTCAGTCAGCACTGGATGCTGCGATGTGACGGAGATGTTGCTCCCGCTCTCCGTTCGTATGGTTACGACGTTGCCGCTGTATGTGGCGCGAGTCGCCGCGACAATAGTTCCGGTCGTTACTTGCGTATTGCCTAGCACGCACGACGGGTGGACTGGGGGCGGTCCTTGGGGGAATTGGTCGGGAGTGGGGCGGGTTTGGTTGTGGAGGGGGCGGCAGATGGGGCAGGTTTTGGGGTCGAGGATGGCGTTCCAGCGCCAGGCGGTGATGCGGCGGGGGGATGTGGTGGCGGCGCGTTGTTGGGAGGTGTAGGCGACGCTCCAGTAGATGGCGGCGATGATGGAGCGGATGCGGGATTGGAAGCTGGAGAGGATTGTGCCCTTGGTGGGGA